GTGGCCCCACCCCCGCTAGGCAATTCTCCTCCCCGCCTAGCGGGCCCAGTCACCGGCGTTGGTGACCCTGGTGTGACCACACCATGGGTTTGGCCCAGTCTCGCAATGAGGGCCCCAACAGCGCAGGAGATCGGGCAGAGATTTCTGCAGCACAGCCGGTACCAATGTTCGGCGACTTTGCAGACACCCCAGACGACGTTCGTACAGTTGCGGGAGGAACTGTACCTGGACTTGCTGAGTACGAGGAGACTCTACGACGCATTGATTCAGCGTGGTTTGGGGCACCACGTGCATCCACGAAGCGTGCACGCATTGAGGAGCAGTCGGCAGCTGGTGGCGAGACACCCACAACATGGGAGCCAGCTGCGCCTGTACCTGGAGATCGAGTGGGCCCGCGTCGGGCGGTCATTGACAGTGTCAAGAGCAGCAGTCTCTATCGACGGCTACTCATGGCAGTGCGTTTCCTCGCCGGCGCTGATCAGCGCAATATCCTCAGCTTATCTGCCGAGGCGACGATGAAGCCGTGGCTCCATGCTTTGGATGCCATGGACGAGCCGTCCGGAGATGAGATCAATGCGCTGCGCATGGGCACCAAGGGGTACGCAGGCTACGTCGCCCGCTGCATCAAGGCCAAAGATGGCTTCGGCACGCCGAAGTACACCGAGGCCAACGTGCTAGTGGTGCGTCGCAAGGTGGCGGATCAAATGAAGGAACACGGTGTGCGTCCGTCGCACATCGTGAGACTTATGCCCATCGCCACAGCGCTTGTGTTCACGCCCACCCAGGGAGAGGTCGAGGCTCAGCAATTCCTGGCCACAGCGGCCGCCGCCGAGAGGCGTAAAATCGCCGGGGTGTGGTCCCGGCGCACTTGGTGGGGGCTCGAAGCGGGGCCCGCGCCGGTGCCAGCGTAGGGGTGCCTTGTAGAAGTACCTGGGGTGGACACAGCAGTGGCCCGAGATGGACCCGTCCGCCCGCAGATGGAGGTGCTGAAGCAGGGGATCCCAAAGACGCGGCGAGTGTACCGCTATCATGCCCTTGGGCCAAGCGTGGCCATGGGCATCCACAACAACTCACTCCAGAACTTAAGACGTGGTATCTTGGAGCGCGTGTTTTTCGTCGAGGTCGACGGAGAGCTGCGCGAGCCACCAAGGCCACGCGCGGGAGTGTTTTCAGGTCGGTTGCAGGCCGTTGGCCTGCGGCTGCGGCGGATGTTGCCTACTGTCACCCCGTGGGGACACGATCAAGTCGTGGACTCCTACACCGGTCACAGAAGGCAAATCTATGCCCGCGCAGCTGAGTCCTTGCGAACGAAGGCCCTGTGCAAACAGGATGCTTACCTGAAGACCTTTGTCAAGGCTGAGAAGGTCAACTTCGAAGCCAAAGGAGACCCCGCACCGCGCGTCATTCAGCCTCGTGACGCGAGGTATATTCTGGAGTCGGCCAGGTTCTTGAAGCACTTGGAGCATACCATCTACGGGGCCCTTGGAGAGCTCTGGGGTGGTGACACCGTCATGAAGGGCAAGACGCCCTATGGTGTGGCTCGGGCGCTAAGAGAGAAGTGGGACAAGCGTACCGCACCAGTCGCGGTAGGCCTGGACGCATCGCGGTTTGACCAGCACGTTTCTGTTGACGCCCTCCATTGGGAGCATGGCATTTATTTGTCGTGCTACAAGGGCGGAGACCGGAAGGAGTTGGCCAAGATGTTGCGGTGGCAGATCTACCAGCGTGGCTATGCGCGTGCCAGCGACGGGCTCATCAAGTACAAGGTGAACGGATGCCGGGGTAGTGGTGACATCAACACCGCCCTCGGCAACTGTCTACTGATGTGCGCAATGGTGAAGGCCTATTGCGAGGAGCACGGCATTGATGCCGATCTTGCCAACAATGGCGACGACTGTGTGCTGGTTATGGAGGCGGAGCAACTGCCCCTCCTGGAACCGCTCAAGGCTTGGTTCAGGGACATGGGCTTCACCATGAAAGTGGAGGAGCCAGTGTATGAGTTTGAGCACATTGAGTTTTGCCAGGGACACCCGGTGTGGACACCTGAGGGGTGGATCATGGTGCGCAATCTGCGCACTGCTCTGGCGAAAGATTGCTTGTCGCTGCTTGACGTGCGCCACCATGCCCGGGACGTGTTCAGTGCGGTGGGTTCGTGTGGCCTGGCCATTGCCGGGGGGCTGCCCGTGTACAACGAGTTTTATGAGCGTCTACGGACGCTTGGTGCCGACGGGGCCCGCAAACTCGACGTCGCTAGCGATCGTTGGTTCGATTCTAGCGGATTTGCACGGATGGCTAAAGGCATGGCCAGATGCTACTCGGAGGTTGACCCCCGCACAAGGTACAGCTTTTGGAGGGCCTTCGGCGTCACCCCAGACGCGCAATATGCCCTTGAGCAGTACTACAAGCACGTGTCGTTTGATATGGCGGTCAGGGAAAACCCGGGACAATCCGAATTTCCCAACCTTGTGCCGTGACCATGGCCAAAACTAAGGCGCGACCGACCAAGTCGGCGTCCAAGAAGAAACAGGCTCTAGTGGCTAGGGTACCTAAATCGATAGTTAGGCTAGATGAGGCAGCCCTGAAGTGGCGCAAGCTACTTGAGGATCCTTGTGGTGCCGACTTGGCACCACCCTGCTACGCCGGCACCGGCACTGGTTACCTAGTGCGATATCGCACACTGGTGAACTTGCCACCAACTGCCGTGGACTTCCTGTGGGAGTTTGTTCCTTCCGAGGGGCCTTCCACATGCCTCCACAACACGTGGAGTGCAACGGCTGGTGGGTCGCTGGGGACAGCGGGGACGAGCTCGATCGGTGGAATTCTGGACAACAGACTCATCGTTGGGCGCGCTAGGTGTGTTGCCGCTTGTGTTAAGGTAGTCTATCTGGGTACTGAACTGAATAGGTCTGGGACCGTGGGATTCACTTGTGATAGCGGCGCTTCCCTGCTTGGTGGTGAGGCGGTCATCGGCAATGCGACCGAGTGGATGGCAGGAATGCCACACACCGAGCGCATTGGATCGCGTGAAGCCGAGTACAGGTGGGTGCCCGGGCCAGGTGATGAATTCTTTCGTGTGCAATCCAGTGACGCCGAAGAGGCGGCCACTTATGAGCAGAATGGCAATTCCCTGCAGGTTGTAATCAATAATGCGCCTGCTGGTACTTGCCAGCTTCAGTTGGTTAGCGTTTGGGAGTGGCAGCCAGCTGAGGAGGTCACCGGGTATTCGCGCTTGGTCGTGAGTAACCGTGGGCCACCCAGCTCCGCTTCCCTCAACGACGTTCTTAGGTCTCTGGGCGACCTTGGCGAGTTTGCCAAGGATGGGTTCAAGCGGGCTGGATCGGCCCTAGCAATGCGAGGCATACAATATGCAAAGAATACACTGATGTCTACTATGGGGGCAGCAATGTTAGCGTTGTAAGCCTGTGGACGTGAAAAACGCGCTGAGTTGTAGGGGCAGTTCCCCGTGCGCACTGTGAAGCTAGGCCCTTGTGGCGGCAAAGGGTTCCCGCGATACCTCTAGGCACACGGGCCGGTCTGGTCAACCGCGATTGTTTGCCAAAGCTTGGGGAAGAGCTGTAAAGTACGTACGGTGCCAGTTCGCACCGGGTGTCATGTGGCACCGGGGGGCCAAAGCGACTGGGTTACATCTGCA